ATTTCATCTTCATCGAACATATCGTGGTCAATTACTCGATACTCAAAAGCACGGCTGCTAACAGCACCTATACCCAAATGGGCAGTTTCTTGGTTATTCAATTTTTCGTGTTCCATTGTTGCTTTATTTTTAAGTTAATAATTTTATATTTCTAATTGCCAAACTGGGCATAGCTGCAAAACGTTAGGCGTTATTGCTACACTTCGCCCCAACATTATTCTGTTCTTCTAACCATTCAAGTTTTTCAGTCGCACAACAGGCACACACTTTGCGTCTTGGTTGTTTAGGGTATCTGCCTCTAATTTCAGTTAGTTCTTGTCCGCAAATCTTGCAGTACTCTTTCCGCAACAAACGCCTAACAATGTGTATAAACCATTGCTTTATAGTGCGTCTGCCAAGTTTCTTTTTTCTATTAAACATATCCGTATTTTTAAAGTTAATTATTTCAATTACGCAACGGTTCATACACTTCTTCGTTAGCAGCAAGCGGAAGAAAAAAAAACAACCGCCTGCGACTATTAAACGAATTCTAATTGATGTTTATAAAAAATTTTTCCGTCTTCAGATATAAACGAGTTAGTTGTTAGTTGTCTAACTTTAAATTTATCGCCTAACTTTATTCCAACTTTTTTATAATAATCAGTTTTATCGTCCCCAAAAAAACCTAAAAATGATATTAAAATAGCTTCCATAATAAATTGATTTTATGTATTTGTATTTGAAAGTTAAAAGAAAGAGCCGCCGTGCTGCTAACACACGCCTATGCGCACTGGCTACTTTGCATTTCGACAGCTTTTCGCATTGCGACAAATCGCCAATGCCCATAGCCTCAGTCGTTATGTACAATGCTAAGAAAAAAGCGCAGTTTTTATTTCGACTTCATGCTCTTTTAATAGCGTTTCCATTTGATAAATGAAAATATCATCCGACAATTTAAAAACAGTCATTTGAGCTTTTGTCGAAATAATTTTACATTCAGTGCTTCCGATAAGAATCATTGTATCTAAAATTCGTTTTATTTGCTTTGAATAAAATATTCTACCGTTTATTTTCACTCCAGCTTCACCATTAAAAAAAGGTTGGGTTGTTCTTATTGTTCCATTTCCACGGCAAACTGGACACTCAAACTCTTCTGTATAGCTTTCATAAGTCCACTCGACAACACCACCACCATTACAATCAGGGCATTTTTTTTCGTTTGCTGGTTTTATCTTATTCAATGCAGCTTGTAATTCTTCAAAAGAAATTGATATATTGCAATTTGAACATCCGACAGGATAAATGCCTTTTATCTTATCTTCATAATTTTCAAAGTCATTCTCACCATCATTGTTATTGATACAAATCATTGCACTTCCATCAGTAGCAAATATTACTGTTTTGTCTGCGTTTGTAAATGGACTTCTCATCCATTTTCTCATTCCGTCTTTTTCTAAAAATAAATCTAAAATTTTTTCCATTTTGTTGTGTATTTGATTAATAATTCGATTAAAAAATAAGAAAGAAAGCACTGTACATAACACGCACCTAAGCGCACCGAAATACGGATGCCCATAGTCTCGGGCGTTAGCAGCAACCATAAAAAAGAACGACCGTGGTTGCTAATCAGGTCTTTGAAATTTTGAGAGTATGTGTTATTTAATGAGTGTTGATTTCCATTTTTGAATCACCTCGATTAAACCTTCTACGTTTTTACGATGAATTTCAGGAAATTTATTTTTACGAATACAATTTCTATCTCCTTTTGTTAAAAATCTGCTAAGTTCCGACCAATTTATAAGATTTTCGGATTCAAAAATTTCTACAAAAACATTAGGATAGTTTTCTGAAATCCATTTTACCTGTTGAGCCTCTGAACGGAAATCCCAATCACCTGGCAGGTGTGGGATTCCTTTTTGCTGTAAAAATTCTTTTTCGTATTTCATTTTAATAAATCTATTGCAAAATTTTCAACCATAATATTAACATTCAAAGAAATTGGATATAAAACTGAATCAATCATTACTGCATAATGTTCGTTTGCATTTGACTGCATTAATTTAGTTTCACACATAAATGTAGATTTATTATTTATAAATAAACCACTTTTGTTTTCAGATAAAGAATATAATACGGCTTCTATTATATGATTTGAAACACCTTTATTTAACTCAGCTTCGTGATAGCAGTTTATATTATTTTCTGATTCAAAAATTGTTCCTTTAATTTCAGCTCTGTAATTAATTTCACTCTTTACGAATTTGTAAGATACATTGTAAGTTTCCATATTTTTTTTATTAAGTCTTAGCTTTATTGCTTTTGACTCTACAAAAATACGCAATTGCGTAATACGAACCAAATATATTTACAATATTTAATACGCAAATGCGTAATATAACATTTATTTACATATTACTCTCAAAATTTCAAAGAACGCATTGAAGAAAATGGCTGACTGCTAACATGCACCTATGAAATAAAGCTGTCTTTATCTCATTTTGTAGGCTCGTAGCCCGCATTACCATTTTCTAAGTACTAAAGTTTACGCTCCCGCAAACCGCCAAATACGGATAGCCTCGGTCGGTCGGTCATTAGCAGCCATCCTAAGACAGCTGATAAACATCTTTATCATAAACGGACGAAGGGTAATATTTTGATTGCAAATAAACTAATGAAGCTCTTTCAAGTTGATGGTGGCTAAGTTCATATTCCATTATTGACAACCCTTCGTCAAATACTCGTTTAATCACATCTTTATTTTGTTCCATAAATTCGCCAGTAGTCATTTTTTCGTGTGATACAATTGTCTTTGCATACATAACCATTGTGCTATGAGCAAAATAAATCATTAGCCTGTATTGGGATGAAGGACGGCTGCTAACAGCACCTATACCCAATTGGGCAGTTTCGTTTGTTTTTGAAGTTTCTTCCATTTTATTAAGTTTTATTTGTTATTGAAAATTTATTCATTTAATTGCCCAACTGGGTATAGCTGCATCACGTTATGCGTCAGCTTAATTCGCCGCTATGACAAATCGAGATTGAATTTGACATTAAAAGCTGATAGTACTACAAATAATTCGGGTTTTGCGTATATGTTTAGACGAATTGAGTTTCCATGCTTTCCGACAAAAACATCGTGATACCAGACATTTTCCTTGTCAAAAGCATTAAACCTAAAGACTCCGCTTAAACAAGGGATTTCGTAAGTTGTTTTTTTAGAACTTCCAAATGGACTTTCATCATCTGGTTTTATTGCTGGATAAATTTTTTTCGTGAATCCGATTGCGACTAATTGTTTTGGTGTTAAAATAAGTTGTTTCATAATATTTTTATTTTTAATTAGTGTAAAAAAGCCGACCCGCATAACACACGGTATAAAACAGTTGGGCAACTGTAGTTAATCGAGCGTTTCAGCCCGTTGCAAAGTTAGTTGTAGTTTGACAGGTACGAGCATCGCAGCCCAACCGATTTCATACAGCCATCCGTTAGTAGCCATTTAAATAAAAAAGACCTCCAATTCGTCGTGCCAAAAAACTTGACCGCAAACAGTCATTAAATAGGGGTTATCGTCTTTTTTCCAGTCAGAGAATTTTTGTTTTACGGTGTAAATAGTTTCATTAAATTTGAATTTATCACCTTTTTTTAAATTTTTAATTAGAGTTTTCATAAAGAAAGAATAAACGGCTACTAACATACGTGTATTGTAAATGCCACACTTCATTGCTTTCCGAGGGTTAGTAGCCCGCATTAATATTATGTTTAAATCTAAAGTTTTGCGCCCGCATTGTATTCGCACCGGCACTTCCGCTAACATTGTTTTGCCTCCTCCTCCTCCTCCTCCTCGACCTCATCTTTGCGAAGTTCTATCATTTGACAAAATGCTGTCTCGATAAAAGTTTTCAATCTCGGACTAATTTTTACCTCCTCCCACTCCCAGATTCCTTTATTTGAGCATGTTCTTCTTAGTTCGCTAAAAACACAGGTTGTAACACCTGCTTTTGTTTCGTAGTCGATAGTGTATGTGTGTCCGTATAACTTAACATCCATATCACTTTTACAATCGTAGAAGTCGGCAGCATCTTTATACTCTTTTTCGATTTCGTCTGAAAATAAATGCAGAATTTCAATTGCTTTCATAGTTTTTGAATTATTGATATTGACATTGATATTAGAAAATACATAGCTCCGAGAATGATAATGACGTTTTGGATTAAGTCAATTTTCTTACTTCTTGTTCGTTTTGTTTTCATAATGTTTTGAAATAATTTAAAAGTGTGTTAAATCTATTTTCATAATGCCCCAAAGCATAATTGTTTAGAATTATAAATGTATCAGAATGTAATTTGCCATGAATGATTACATTTATGTCAAGAGTTTTTGCTGCAAAATCAATGAATTTTTGAAGTTTTGCGTTTAACCATTTTATATCACAATCCCTAAATTCACCATTTTTTAGTTGTAAAATGATTTTTTCAATAGGGTTAATCAATGTCGTTTCAAGAATAAAATTATCAATTACCGTGTTGTTTGTTGCTTTCATAATTGTTTCTTTTTTAATTGTATACACAAAGATAATACATTTATTTGAATTATAATACTTTTCAATAAACATATAACATACATTAACAATAAAAGCCCCTATTTTCACAAACAAGGGCTTTTTTCTAAACAACTAAAAACAAATCTATTTTCTTAGTAACAAGTAAATAATACCGACACTTTCCGCTACTATCACGGTGTTTCTGATGAATTTATCAATTTTATTAACACGCTGTTTTGTGTTGTACGTTTTTTGTTGGGAAAGTAAAGCGGCATTTAATCGGTTAATTGTCGAATCTTTGCTAACTATCATTCCCGAGCAGTTTAAATACTGTTTTTCAGATAAAAATAACAATCTGGAGTAGTTTTCGGCTTCATTCCCTAAATCGTTTATTAAACTATCCTTTGCCGAAATGAGCGTATAAAGGGAATTGTTTGTCTCAATGCAAGCTGTTAAACTTTCAGTGCACGGTGCATCGACATTTAGCAGGCTATCCAATTCTGCTTGTCGTTTTTGCGTTTCTTTGTTTGCAATTGCTACCAGCTGTTTTGATTTTGCTACTTCATTTTTTGCATCTTGCAGCTTCTTGTATTCGTTTTTCTTTATTGAATCAATCTCATGTTGTTTCAACTTGTAGAACTCACTTTGTAATTTATCCTTTTGATTTATCAAAGCTTGTTCTAATTGTTGCTCTGCTTGCTCTCTGTCGGCTTTTCTTACCGTGCATGACCGTGTTACGCTAAAAATAATTGCAAGGCTTAGAATCGAAATTATAATGATAGATTTTGTTTTCATTTTATATAAAGTGTTTGTTTGCGATTACCGAATTTTTTATAGCTAACATGAATCCACGTATAATCATGTTCACAAATGACTTGATCGAACGTGAAGTGATTTCTAATTAAGTCAAAAAGTATTCTGTTCTCTATTTTGTTCCCTCCCGTAATGTCGGCAGCTTGACCACCAACATGTTGAGATGATGCCACACCTCCAACGGCTTTATTTACTGCCGCACTGCGAAAACCAGAATTGACTTTGATAGGTTTTCCGTACTTTTCTCGAAGCGGTTGTAATATATTTTCACATAGTAATTTCAATGCAGCTATTTCATTTGAGTTTGGAACATTCGGCAGTCCGCTATTTGTTACTGTCAGTTCTGCAAGTGTAAAATTATTTGTTAGTTTCATCTTCTTGTTTTTTAATGTCAATGTCAGTCTGTTCTTTTATTTTCTTTTTTAGCAAATCGCTAATGTTAAGGAAAAACCCCCATTTTGTAATCTTGTACCCATTTTCGGCAATCGAATAAAGCAGAACACCCGAAATAAACCAGCCTACTATTTTGTAAGTAGAAATGAATTCTTGTTTATAGGTAACATCCCAGCTATAAGCACCGAGTACTAAAACGATTGATATTAACATTCGTGGCATTGTAGTTTCCCATATTTTTTTTACCTCAAACTTTTCTTTTTTAACCTTTCGAGCTTTCCACTGTCCGAAAAAAACATCAATGATAAATAATACTATCATTAAATGTAAAATATCCTTTACTGGCAAAAAATAGCCTATAACCGTTGTAGCCACACCCGCCATTAATGCGTAAACATTTGTCAGATACGGTTCGCATGCATTTATAAATCTCTGCATCGTTCTTTTCATTTTAATATATTAAAAAACTAAATACCATAAACACGCTCCAAAACCCGACCATCTCAATCCACCAAATCTCACTACCTGTCAACTTATATGCTATATAACAGATTAACGAAGCTATAGGGATTGAAAGTGCTAAAATCGGATTGACGTAAATAGCCATTAAAACTATCCAGATGATACTTCCAGCCCCTGATAACTTTGCATTAAAGAAGTGAACTTCACGTTCAAGTTCGATTGATTTAACATACATATTCGGCTGTTTAATTCTAAATCGAGGAGCAACCCCCACAAAACAGATAGGAAAAGCGGCAAAAAGTCCAACGAATTGAAACCAATGTCCTTCTGACAATTGAAACATTAAAGCTCCTGATGCCATCCCTAAAAACACCATCACGACCTGAAATATCCAGCCTTGCTTTTCGAGCTTATAGTACATCTCTGACCAGCTCGAAATGAAACCGAACCTCGCTACTACATAGAAAAATAGCGAGAAGAATATAAGTAGCGTTATTGTTAGTAGTGCTGTCATTCTATAATGTATTTGCGAAAATAAAGAACTCATCTATTTCCTCATTGCTCATTCCTAATGCTGAGCACATATTATTAACTAATAAATTATTCCGCTCAACAACTGAGGAGTTTTGCCATTCAATCTCGGCTGCTTTGTCATTCATATTTGTTATTGCGTTTTCAACAACATCCAACAAACCTTTTGAAAGTAAGGCTAGTTTTGTTTGTCGCATAGTGATTGATGTCGGCAATTGTACACCTTTCAAAGAATTAATTTCAGCTACTGAAAGCCCCTCTGTCCATTTTGAGCCGTTCCATTTTGGACGATAAAACCCACCTTGACAAGGTTCTTCAATTGTGAACTCTGTTAGCTCTTCTACAAAAGCATCTTCAATGAAGTAGCCTTGATTGTCTATTATTCTTACAAATTTTTTCATAATTAATCAATTGTAAATGTTGCACCAAAAAAATCAACCGTCCCAATCTCTGTATATACGTAGCCAGATTGGATGGTGGCGAGACCCGGCACATTCCCATTAGCCAATTGCATCTTCCTGCTTGATGAAATCGAGCTTCGATACCCAGCAGGCAATATAAAAGCTTGAGCACCCGATGTAATTACGTTTATTTTACCTTTAAATTCAACCCGCCTATTTTGATTCAATCTGTATTTAAGAGGGTCAGTTTCATTAAATGTTGCCCCATTTAGCAGAGTAGGCGTTATCCAAGCTTCTTGTGTTTTTGCTGCGAAAGTGGTAGATAAAGAAACCCCACCAACAGTAGGCATATTGGTACTTTCAATATCTGTTGTCCAAAGTTTTAAAAGCCTTGCACCCGTTGCACCAATTGTTTGAGAAACTGTCTGTGTCATCGTCAAAAATCTACCAGTTGCCCAGTCATACAATGCTTTTAGCTGAGGATATTTAGTTGTGCTTGACTTATCGGCTTCGATGTTAGTAGACATGTTCGTCTTCAATTCCGCCCCTGATGCTACCCTTGCAGCTTCATTTGATATTCGTATATTTTCAGCAGATACCCTTAGATTTTCAGCCGATACACGATTACTTTCAGCAGTTACCCTTAACGCTTCTGCACTTACACGGTTATTTTCTGCCGTAACTCGTAACGTTTCCTTATTAACTCTTGCAGTTTCAGCCGAAACACGTCCACTTTCAGCTGAAATTCTAAGTAATTCTGCACTTAATCTCAACGCTTCTGCATTGTTTGCATCAAGCGCGTTACTTATACGTATATTTTCGTTACTATTTCGTGTAGACTCGTTATTATTCCGTGTGCTTTCATTTGAATTGCGTGTATTTTCAGAACTGGCACGTAAAATTTCCGAGTCATTTCGCAATCCTTCTGCTGTAACTCGTAATCCCTCTGCTGTTATTCTTAGCCCCTCCGCTTGCACCCTTGCATTTTCGGCTAAAGTCCATTCGGCTGCTGTTTCGTTGCCCTCCGCAATCGCCTGTGTCATCGGCTCACGGAGGTAAGCGATGTAATCATTCCAATCCTTGCCTACATTTTCGGGTAGTTTTTGCCAAGCGGTGAAAGCTGAATCGCCTTTTGCAATGTTGTATAAAATAGAATCAACCTCGATAGTGTCAATCTCAACTTTCAACATTACAAGAACATCATAGCCTAAATTAACGCTCTCATCTCTGAAATTGTCCGTTGTATTATCGACTTGAAACTCCCCTACTAAGATTTTACGAATACCAAATACGGCATCGTCAATATGAAATATAACCGAGTTACGACCTTGTAATGTCTGCGTATCTTCGCTTGTCAATTTCGCCTTAACAGTTCGCACATTGTCCATGACGTGAGAATAGACTTTAGACCCAACATATACTTTTACGTCTTGCATATTTGCGAGGTCGTATGAATCAGGAATAACGAATCCGAACGTGGTACTTTCTCCTTTGTATTTTGTTAAAATTACGCTCATGACCCAATCACTTTATATTTTGTTCGACTTATTTTTTTTGTTTCTCCCTCGATTATCCCTAAAAATTGAAGATATTCAACGCACTGTGCCAAATATTCCAACCCGATTTTTTCAGTGTCATTTGAAATTCTTATAATAGTGCGCTCATCAACCGCTTCCGAATATTGCCCTTGTTTTGCCACAATTCCGAAAGCTGTAACATTTACGTTTTGATTTCTGATAAAACGAGAATAAACCAAATATCCCATTGCCTTTTTAAGTCCAGCAAAAGATTGATTTTCTCCGTACTCTCCTCCATCAAATAGTAGATTATAGTTTTGTCTATTTCGGTCTATTTCGTTATAAGTTCCATTACCTATGCTTTTTTTTAAGTACAAATTTTCGCACTCATCAATATAAGGAAGTAACCGTGTCGAATCATTTACATTTTCTGCAATCGGTCGAACTAATCGAATGTCATTTACATTTATAATCATGGATATAGTTTTTTAATTTCGTCATCTGTCAGTCCAAATATAGCTTTTGAAATTGCAATCTTATTATTTTTGTCAATCTCTGTGCTTTTTACAATTTGCATTAATTCAGATAGCTGTTTCTCTCCCAATCTGTCCGCTAATGTTAAATCAACTTCATACGAAAGCGGCGTTACTGTAAAATTATCAGTCGGCACTCCATCCCACCAATTTGAGAAAATAGAGAAAAACGTACGTTCTAAAATTAAACGCTCATTTTCAGTTACTGAATTATAGTAGTTGTAAGCATTTTTCATCAAATCAGAACCGAAATTACTTCCTACATCTTCGGCTCTCAAAATAGGCGGTTGGTTAAAAACCTTTCCGATATTTGCCTGAGAGCTTTCAAGTGTTGCAGTAAATTCTTTGTCATAGTTCGTACCTTTGAATGAAACAAATTTTGGTTCTGTATCACCATCTTCAAGTTCGACATACATTATCTTTCCCGCTTGTTCATCGCCTTGAAATTGCCTAACTGAATCTGATAAGTCATTATCTCCATCGCTGTCTGTTGGTGCTCCTTTACTAAGCGTATTTATGAGCATACCAGCAGAAAGAAAATTATTGCGTACATTTCGATTACTAACGTTTGATATTCCCTCTTCGGTGCTCATATCAGTTAGTACAGCATCAAAAATAGGTGTAGGATAAACACGCTCTCCAGCATTCGAGAAATAAAAAACCTGACCTTTGTATTCAGAAAAGCCGCCAGCATTTTCAATTTGTTCTTTGATAACCTCGACATCGGAATTAAAGAAATCAATAAACTGAATATCTTCTTTTTTGAATTTGCGTATTGCTGTGAAACGCTTTCCCCAGTCGGGATGTATAGCTACTTTGTCAAAATAACCTGTTTCAGGATCGGCAGCCTTAAATCGCACGTGCTCAAATGGTATGTGTTGAACTTCAGAAACCTTGTAATTGAGGTTGTAGTTTATGTGAAGTGCAAATCCTCCGAACTTGGAAAAATCCTTTGCGATTTGATTTGATAGGTAGTCATTCGTTTGTTTGAATCTATTAACAATTAATCCGTAAAAGTCAACATCCTCAAAACCCTTTCCCGAAATAAATTTAGCGTAAGTATTTACGCAGCTTTTCGCTGTTCCGCTCGCATCTACTATTTCAATCAGTTGTTGCGGGTAATCATTTGCGGCTCCATACGCCTGAACGCCTAACCCCTTGTCATTCTTCAAGTCAAAACGGTTATCTCTTTTTAATACGTTAATTTTCATGTTGTTCAGGTGTTATTGTAAAAGTCTGCATCCACAAAGATACAGACTTTTTAATTAGTTGTTGTTATTTCTTTTCTTTTTCTGCTGAAATTTCTTCCACTTTGCCGTAGTTTTTTATTAGTTTATCCACATTTTCAGGCAAAACTTGAAATAATGCACGACAACTTGGGTTATTTTTCAAGTGATAAAGTGCTAAATCATCTGTAATGTTGTGATTTGAACAAAGCAAATCGTTATCAAAATTTACATTATCTTGCAATAACGCCCCTGCTAATAGCCAAAACTTACAATCTTTTTTCATGATTTTATGTGTTTTATTAAAATGGCTACCTACCAACTTGATAAGTAGCCATTTTATTGGTTAGTATTATTTTTTTAAGCAATTAAGCCATCTAACATGGTTTTTGTTGCTGCAAGAGAAGTGACAAATACCGATTTAGGTAAAGACGTTTCTTTTGATTTCGCACCAGAACCTAATTGAAGTTCAAAAACAACTTTGTCAGCCATAGCAGTAGAAGATGTCATTGCCATCAATTCCAAGCCAGCATCCCATCCGTAACATTCGTATTTGATTTCTCCAGCTGCTCCGATTTCTTTGTTTTCCACAATTGCAACTACACGCGCTAATTTCAAACTTTCTACAAATTTCTTTGCAGCTTGTGTTTTTGTAAAAATACGAAGTGGTAATTTGTGGTCAAAATCAGAATAGTAAGTTCCTTTAACAAGGTCGCTCGAGCCATCAAACGAGTTGTCCAATGTTTCAAAAATGTAACCTTTTTTTGTTGCCTCCATAACAATAGCCGAAATTACATTGTCTGTGACTGTCGAGCCTGGCTTGTCAATGTCCGTATAGCTCAATAAATAAACTTTTGAGCCTGTGCCAGCGATTGCGTTTCTTGTAGCTGATACAGCTACTAATCCAGCGGTGATTTGAGATAAATCCATTTTATTTCCTTTCTGTTTATTTTAATCGCAAGCCCATATTTCAGAGCTTGCAATAAATTATTAATTAATAAGCTACTACAGCCATATATCCCTCGAGTACTTGAGCATCGAGAGTAAAGCCATAAGCCATATATGTTTCACGTTTGATTTGGTCGTAAAACGCTTCAATGGTATCAAAATCACCATCGTTCAAAGTTCCAACTGGTATATTGTCAGGTACTGTAAGCAAAACTTTATGAGGTTCAAGACCTGCGATTGCTGCCTCTCCTTCGGCAAAATAACCGTTGTTCAAGTCCCAAATATTCTCCATATTACGAACTGGTACGCCATTCCATTTCAACTCTGAAAAACCATCAGTTGTTAAAGTGATGTCGTATGGAGTTCCTTTTGTTTGCAAGGATTGTCGGTAATTCTCAAAAATAGAATTAGTAACCATCATAACTTTTCTTGCATCAGCTTTTAGTCGGCTGTCTGCTTTTCCCCAAACACTTTCAAAGATTGCTAAAGAAGCATCTGTACCCAAAGCCTGAGCTGCAAAAGTAACTCCTGCATTTTGTGCAATAGTGACACGATTGATTGCTCCTACTGTTACAGCTGCTTTGATTTTCTTAAACAATCCATTGATTGAATCGAAGTACTTAACATTCGTACTCACTTTCAAACCTGCTGCATCTGTTGCACCTGCTAATGTCAAAGCTGCTTCGGCTGCTAATGTAGTGCCGCCTGCGCCTGATACAGTGATTAATGCTGCTGCTGCTGGATTGCCAGCAATAAGAGCCGCTAATGCTGTGATTGTTTTCGCTGCTGCTGTTAGACTTACAACAACGGCTTTGTCAGTAACCACAATTCCAGCTGTTGTTGCTGATACGCTTGCAATTTCAAAGGTGATTCCATTTCCTGAAATCCCTTTTTTAGCAGCACTGATAACAAGTGGTGTGTTGGTTGTTGCTGCAACCGTTGCAGTTGTAGAAGCTGCCGCCGATACTGCTTTGTCTCCAAACCAAATTAAGCGGTTGATTGCGTTTTTTGCACTCTCAGCTAAAACTGTAGACAAAAACTTTTCTTCGTCAGACCCGCTAATGTCAAAATTATCGCCGTACGATTTAATTTTGTCAAAATACGCTTTGAACAAAGAGTTTAATTCTGATTGATTGAAAATCATGGTATCACCAACTTTTTCAGGTTCCCAGAATTTTTCTGATAATGTAGGTTTTCCACCAGAATTTGGTCGAGTTGTTCCTGCATCTTTTATACCCGACAATCCCATCAGTGAAGCAAATACAATTTGTTCCTTCATAGTTAGCCCTGTCCATACCCTGTGATTTGCCGATAAGTCGGCTTGATTAAAAGCAAGTTCAAAGATAAACTTTTGAAATTCCGTGCTTTCTTTTGGATTGAGCGTCAATCCGCTAATGTTTAATGGTGCTGCCATTTTTATTGTTTCCTTCCTTTAAATGTGAATTTTTCTTCTTCTTTTGTATTGTTTGGTTTCCCTGCATTTGCTGTTCTTGTTGTTGCAGTATAAACTGTCTGTACCTGATTTTTCAAATCATTAATCATTTCTTTAGCTTCCGTTAAAGAGTTTCTTAATTCTTGAATCTCGTTTTGTAAAGTTTCAACCGCTACACTATCCACCTCTTCGGCTGTGTTTTCTGTTTCAACTTCCTTTATTTCTGTAATCAAGCCATCAGCTATCGTTACAGTACGTCCATCAGTGAGGTTAAATGTTCCATCAGGTTTTGCAGGGTCGCCAACTGCTAAGCTGTCGTCTTCTTTTTCTGTTGTAAACAAAACCACATCTTCACTGTCTTTGAACTCGTAATTTACGGGTTCTTGACCATCTAATAAGTTTGCAATTTTTCCTAACATGGTGGATGCCTTGTTAATCAAATCTTGAACTTTCATTGTTGGTTTACTCATTTGGTTTTTTGGTTTTAAATTAGTATTGTATGTATTGATTTTAGAAATAAATCCATAATTTAATAGTTCCGTTGCAGTTCTGAATTTTTCCTCTTTCATAAGGTTTTCAAGTTCTACCCTGTCATGTCCTGTTCTATCTGCGTAAATATCAAGAATTGCTGATTGCTCCATATCAATTTGGTCTGCGTATTCTCTTAATTCCGCCGATTTTAGCACCTCCCACGAACCGCCACGAACTTCATGAATTAACGCCCGAGCGTTTGGGTTTGCTGTCCGATTTTCTTTCGGTGCTGCAAGTAAAAGAATTATTGCCATAGAATGACATCCGCCCTCTACGTTGCAATGAAACGTTTTTCCCGAAGTGCGAAGGACATCATAAATCCGTAAACCTTCACTTACAGAACCACCATCGCAATTGATAGAAAATTTAAAATCTGTCTCATCTGGATTTTCATCAAATATCTTATGAATTGCATCGGCTGAAAAACTGAAAGGATCATCCTCTCCGAAAAAGGAAAAGAAAACATCTTCTTTGTCGATTGGTTTATAAACTTTAATTTCTTTCATATAGGTGCAAATGTAATATAGGTTTCTTCTATATGTTTGTAATATTTATTACAAATTACTTCTTAATTCAATTTCGGTATATCTTTTATCTTCACGTCTAATATCTTCAACGGTTGTATATATTTTCACTTCCGATACAGCTGTTTTTATCGCATCCGCTAAATCTTCTTTTGATATGCCGTTTGAATTATCTGAATTTCTGCTTTGATAACCACCATCATTTTTGAACGCCAGTAATGTTTTGCCATTAATGTTTAAATCATTTATAGTCTTACCTGTACCAGTCGTTCCAACTGTTAACGCTGCCAATGCTAATGCTAAACTTTCACTCGCTTTTGTTGCTACAAGTTGAGCATTATTTGCAGCTTCCTGAGCTAATCGAGCTGTTTCATCCGCTTTTGCTTGTGCAATTTCTTGAGCTATACGCCTTTTTTCTTCTGTTAATTCATCATAAACTCGTTTACGTTCTTCTGCTGCTAATTCAGCATCAAGTTTTTTCTTAGCTAGAAGTTCAGCTTCAATCCGTGCTTGTTCTACATCAAGTTTTTTCTGTTCAACTTCTTGTTTAGCTATAATTTCAGCTTGTTTTGCAGCTTCCAATTTCCTTTGAAATTCAATATCCTCCGCATCACTTGCAGCCTTTGCTGCTTCCGCTGCTTGTCTTGCCCTCTCCTCCGCTGCCATTGTAGCAAATTTAGCGGCTTCACTTGCCGAAAGTTGAGCCTGTTGTGCTGCTTCAAGATTGGCTTTAGCCTGTTCAGATGCTATTCGCGCATTTTCAGAATCAATACGAGCTTTCTCAATTGTAGCTAAATCTTTTTCTTCTTGTTGTTTTGCTTTATCTGCTAATTTTTGAGCTGCATCGGCTTCGGCTTTCAATGCTGCTTTTGTTGTAGGCTGATACCAAAGTGTAGCCGACCGACTTTGTAAATTTGATAATGCTGCATCCGCTTCACGTTGCAATTGCTCCGCTGATTTTCCCGAGTTACCTACTTGAGATAACAGTTCTAAATACGTTAATTCTTTTTGGTTCGCAATTTCATTTAACTTATCATAATTTTTCTGTTGTGTTTCGACCTCTTTGTCCGCTGCTGCTTTTATATCAAATATTTCCTTTTCTTGCGCCTCAAGAAGTTTAATTCTTTCGTTTTCCGCTTGACTAATTTTGTCAAGTGCTTTTTTGTCAATTCTGCCCTGAATATCTAAAACATTTTGTTGCGCCTTTTCCAAATTTGACAAGGCATCGGATAAAGCCTTCTGAGCCTGTGAACTTATGTCATCTGCTCGTTTTGATGCTTCGGCAATTGCTTTATCTGATTTTTCCCAAGCTGCCTGAACCTCTTTATCGGCTCTATCTTTAGCTTCTTGTTCATATCTTGCAGCTAAATCTTTTGCTGCTTGAATCGCCTGCTCCGCTTTTTCTTTAGCCTTATCGGCTTCCGTAATTGCCTTGTCGTATTCCTTTTGTGCGTTATCTGCTTGTTTTTGTAAATCTTTTTGAGATGCATCAGATGTAGAATTGCCTGAACTTCCTGAATTGCCTGTTTGTGCAAAATCAGAGAATTGCGGTACTGCACCAGCTTGGGCAGATGGAAGTGGAGTAGCTATAATTGCAGCAATTGCCGCCGCCCCAGCAATACCAGCCGCAATGGCAAGTATTGGTCCGCCTTGAGCAAAACCAGTGATTACCGCCAACGCTGCGTTAATAGTAGCGTTAATAATTGCTAGTGCTTTTGCTCGTTTCGCAGCTTCAAGCGTTATTTGGTCACGTTTTTTGTCTAATTCATATTCCGATTTTGCAACTTGATAATCATGTTCTTGTTGTGAGATTAAACCATCTTTTAATTGCCGGTCGAGTAGTTCTGTCTTTGTTTTATGTTTTTTCTCTGCATCTGACACTTCACGCTCACCCAGTGCATTAAGTACGTTGTTTAGTTCACCCATTACATCTGCAACTACTCCAGCAGCTTCCGCAACTTTTTTAGCCTTTTCTGTATTTAGTTTTTCCTTTTCATCAAGTTCTAACTTATTATACTTATCGTTTATGAGTTGAACATTTGCGCCAGTTTTTTCAGCTGCTTCTAATTCTGCTTTTCGCAAATCATCGAGCTGTTTCAATTTTAACTGATAACTTATATCAAGATTATTTTTATACAGCTCAATCTCATTTAACAAATCAGCTTTTTTACCTGCTTCCTTTAGCTGCTTTTGTTTCTCTGCAAATTTAGCATCTTCAATCGCTGTTGCTGTCCGTCCTTTTTGTCGAACTAGTTCAATCTGTTTTTCATATTCGGCTTGAAAAGATTTATCATTTGCTAATTTTGCATCAAGTTGAGCTATTTGCGCCGCTTCATCTGATTTTATTCTTTGCAATTCTAATAAGTGAGCCTCTGAATCAGATTGTTTTTTGCCAGCCAACATCTCGGCTGCTTTTTCTTTTGCCAGTTGGACTTCATAAGCCATATCGGACAAAATCAAACTTAACTTTTTGTCCTGAATCGCACGCTCTTGAGATAGTCTATTATTCTCAATCTCGATAAGTTTTACGCTTGCCTCCTCTGCTGTAATTTTCTTGAACTGAAATTCTTTTTGTACAATTGCTTTTGAACTTTCAGCATTCTGATTTATATAATCAATTCGTTGTTTGTAGTAATTTTCATCAAGTAAACGGGTTTCATCAATCGCCTTTTGATTTGCAACAGATAAAGCTAATGTATTTGACATTAATTTTATTTCTTCATCATTTGCTTTTTTGATAGCTTCCGTTTTTGCTTTTTCAGCAGCCACCCGATCCGCTACTGCTTTTTTATTAGCTGCGGTTTGTTCATCAATAATTGATTTTCGTAACGTGGAATCTTCACTCGCTAATCGTCTTGTACTTTGCGTAAATGATGAATCTAAAGCAATGTCGGCTGCTCTCATTTTCTGCAAACTCTGAATCGCTGCCTCATTGTTGTTATAGAATTTTGCAAATGCTTTATCTTTTAACATTAAACTCTGCATCTCTGCACCATCCAATTCCAACCACCTTTTTAACGCTGCTTCTTTTTGCGCTGTGGTCATATTTGTGCCTTGTATTTTGGACGCAAGATTTACCATCCCAGCTTGGGTGTTTTCAAGTGCTATCCCTTTCTCACGTGTTAGAAGTTCAGTTTCAAGTTGCATCGCTTTTTGAGAAGCTGCCAGCCGTTCCTCATCTGTTTTCGTTCTATCCTTTGATGCTGTTTTTAACTCTTCAATCTGAACACGCATCTTTGCATTCGTGATAAGTTGAGCCGCTTCCTTGTCTTTTATTCTGTCCATTTGTTGCTCATACTCATAACCAGCTTTTGCAGCATCTGTAACCGCTTCACCAATACCACCGAACGCATCAACTGCATTCTCTTTCATTCCTTTAAAATCCAAGGTAATGATTGAAACGAACATTTTACGAACAGAATCGGCACGGTCGAGTAATACGTCCATTACATTTCCCAACGCTTTTAAAACACTCGCTAACATTGTAGCTCCCTCGTCTGTCGAAACGAAGGCTTTGTAAAGTCCAACGACCGCAGCTGTAATCCCTGCAATGATTAATACAATAGGATTTGCAAGAAGCGAAAGTAACGATTTAGCAAAAGCCTGGACTCCTGCAACCCCTTGTTTAGCAAATGATGTACCGCCCTCTTGTGCTGCTGTTGAGATATTTTGAAGCCCACCTAAAAAACCTTTGTTTAATCCTAAAGCTGATTGAATTTGATTTTGATAATCACCAACGTTTCGAGTAAAGTTACCGACTCCTCCCTCTGCTTTTTTTAGCTCATCTGATATCCCTTTGATAGATGCTTTTAGTTCTTGACCCTTTGCCCCTTCTCTTTGAGCTGCCGACAGTTTATTATACTCAGCTGTTTGTAGTGCCAATTCAGCTTTCAAAGATTGCAAGCTACCCTTTTGCTCGTTCTGACCTTTGATACTGTTCTGAATTTCTTTTGTGTACTCTCGGGAGGTTGTATTAAGAGCTTTTATTTTATTCTCAAGTACAATAAATTCCTCGCTCCCCTCTTTGTTAGCTGCCTTTAATTTGAACTGTTCAACTTTCAAAGCGGTTACCTGCTCCTTTATCTCTGCTAATTTTTTAACCGCATCTGTTCCCTCAATTTCTGCTTTGAGTAGTACCTTTTTTGTAATATCGTCTGCCATGACTTTTTATAATTTAATTAGTTGACATTTGGTTAATTGACCCGATATATAATTAATTACTTTATTGAGATAAAAATAAGCTCCAAACTTTTGAATATAAATCGGTTTGAATTGATTTAATTCTGAAACATCTTTATCTGTTAATAGAAAATTAGCTTCAATCATTTTTGGTTTAAAAATCATTTTTGCTATGTGAGAATAATACCCTTGTAATTCAAACATCTTGACATGTTTTGCTATTTGATAGTTATATGATGAGCTACCAATTGAAAACGAAATTGTACTTCCTGAAATTCTTACTAAATGCGGTTTCCCTCCTTGCAAAATTATATCGGTGTCAGTTATTTGCTCAATTGGAATATTTGCCACATACTGCCCCGAAACATAACCATCTATTCCAGCTTCAAAAGGTAATACAATTAAATCTTTTTGAGCTTGTAGTAACTCATTTTGCGAAGGCATCGTAAAAGAATCAGTTACATCATCGCTTTCATTGTTCAACATTTTAACAGCGTTATTTTGTGCGTATTCAGTTAAAAAATGTACGACCTCATAACCTTTATCATTGTATTTTTCGCTCCAATTCGTTGGGTCTGTTTTTTTGTCTACTATCCGCTGCATCGTATAGCCGTAGACTTTTTTAGCTTTGTAGTCGACTGCATACGTCAATCCAAACATTTGCGTAAATGCTTTAAATAAATCAGATTGTTTTGCAAATCCTAAATTGATATTGAAAGGTAGTTTTTCATTGAACGGAACGGGGGAGGGTTGTATTTTAAAAGTAACACTTGAGTCAATCGTTGCTGTTGTGTGTGCTGGAATACCTAAATTTATTACGACATCAAGTAATTGCGTTGGTGTTAGTTTTATGTCAAGTGATACGCTATGTACTGGTGCATCTATACCATAAATAGTTATAAAACTACCAGCTTCAAAAATACGAACTAATAAAGATGTTGATGTTGTATTAGTAGCTTTCAAATCAATATCAAGTTTTACGCTCGCTTCAAATTTAGCAGAATACTTAATGCTCGAGCCTGACGTTATCAGTTGACCATCTGCACTGTCTATAATTTCTAAGTCAACATTTTTATTTATTGGATATGCTGTTGCATTCTCATAGTACGTATATTTTTCCGCCTGACCAAAATACTCATCGAAATTACTAACGTCTGAGCATAAACTCAAATACATATCATTCCACTCTCCATCTGAGAGATTAGTTTCAAGCGTATAGCCTTTATCAGTGATTAGTTTCTCAATAGCATATTTAAAATTAACAAATGGGTAATTGTGTTGTAAGTCAGTTTGAAAAATAGGTGCTCCGCCTTTTATAAAAGTAGCTGCTGCGAACTTGTAATTTAAAAAATTAGCTGGATTTGTTGCAGCCTGATTTCTGATTATAGAACCTAAATCAATATCTGACATCGGCACGTCAAGTAATTGGAAGAAATCACTAATCCCTGAAATTATCTGCACTTCAAAGAAATCGGTAATCCTATTAACAACTAAAAAAGCACCATCTCCAGCAATCAGGTAATCATTTGCAAAAAGTCTACAAGGGTGCTTGTCATATTGAAAGTCAGTAAGTACGTTAAAATCGTCCGACATTTGAAATATAATTCTGTTGTTCGGAGTTTTTGGAAGTTTGAGATTTTGAGAGTAATTAGATTGCCTATCTTTCAATTCAGATAAATTATTTGATTGAAAATTAATAGCTGGTTTATCTTGTCCAAAATCTGCAAGTTTCCAAGTCCCGACATGTATGTATAGTTTATAATTCATGACCGCATCCGTTGTATAATTTTACTTACTGTTTCTTCACTCAAATCAAAATGCGTAGAGGTATTCGTCCTCGCTTGCATCTTGCATTCTTTCCCACATTCTTGAATATAGTATTCGTAAATTTCAATATCACGAAGTACTGTCGACCGCAAGAAATTCTTTTCGCAAAGGTCGTATAACGCTTGTTTACTAAACTCTAAAAGAAACTCATAATTTGTCATATCAGAATTGTAGTTGTGGTTCTGGTAAATTAAACGTAAATTCCAACTCTCCTAAAACATTGTGATTATCTCTTTCACTATTTCCATTTGAAACTATCAGATTAATCCAAGTACTTGTTTTTTCATTCCACCACTCAATTTTAGGTGAGTAAATTAACTTACTAATACAGTCAAATTCATTCGACGTTAACCCTGCTGCACCAACTCGCACTTGTTCACTTCCTTGCATTGCGTAAACGTTCGAGAATCCAGAAACTGCCGACTGGTCAAAAACAACTGGTGAAAAACTTTGTTGATTTGAAATTGATTTTGAAAAGAATTGCCGATAACTGAACATCCAGCTATCATAACCGCCCTGTTGGTTTATCCATCGAACGTAAAATGGATTTTCAGGTGTTGGCATTAACTCGACCTTACGTGAATCTGTCTCTTGAACTGTTATAAAATCGGTTATTTCACACGTACCACTATCAGCTCCTACTCCATATATCAAAATCTCAAGATATGACAAAGGGTTTTGATTATTATTTATTGTTAAACAATTATCACCGTTTTTTACAAAATGATAGCTCTCTGCTTCGCTTGTTGCTATTTTGACTGAGTACCTATCAGTTTTATTAACAGTAGCGTTAAAACAAATATCAAAACGCCCTGTTCCATTATTTATTATCGAATAGTAGATTATTGACAAAAAACCTAAATTACTATTCATAACATTAAAATGTGAATCCGAAATTATATTCCAAACAGTTTGTGGATTTGTGATTGTAGGTGATAGTACTTTTTTATTCAGTCTAATCAAATTATTTGCTACAACTTCCATCCCTATATGAATTCTCGAATCATCAAAAACATTCTCTCCATCAAAATCTACTCTTATATTCTTCATCGGGTCGGCATAGCCTAAAGCATAGGCTTCTTTTTTATACCCTACATACTTTTTTAACTTATCAAACTTTGTCAGGAATGTACCTTGTTTACTTGTCAAATCCGAACTTTCACCAGCTTGCACTACTGCGTTAATAGCGTACTTGAAATCGTCATCTGTTAAATCAATACCCTGTAACCGATAATCAATAAATAAATCAAAATCCTGCCAACATGGAGTACCAGCAATTGGTAAAATATTATTCGGTGAAGCATAGCTTACTCTTGCACCTATCGAAGCTCGCAATATATTGCTAATATCAAAAATAGTAATATAAGGAGAATCAAGTAAATGCTCTCTATCAATATCCGTTATTATGTCGTCAAGATTAGCGTAGACTGTTAAAATATACGTTGGATTATCAGATACTTCTTTTTCAACCTTTACTAAAATTGGATTATAAAGGGTATGAATAAGTGGCGGTGTTTGTGTGATTATTGCCATATCTGTTAAAAGTTAAATATTTCGTTTGCTATTTGAGTTTGATACATCGTGCCGACCTGCTCGCCAAGTCTTTTTGTAAAATCTTTTATCGGGGTGTCGAAAATATCCTCATTCCTATTGCCAGGACTTCGTCTGTATAGTTCCGTTCCCTCTGCTTTTATTTTCTTTTGAACAAAATACGCCCAGCGGTTGAAGTCCTTTTCATTTGAAAATGAAATCCCTTTGTGTGTTGCCCACTTTTTTAGAATCTCAATAAAGTTGTACGGAACTTTGCCACCTTTTCGCCCACGCTCCAACACTCCTAAGTAACTTGCACCATGAAGTTCTCCGCTTGAAATTGAGACATTCTCGACTGAAAGAGATTCACGTGTGCGACCGCTTGCAACCTGACCAGCTCGCTCATGGTTTACGATTATGTCGCTTTTAAGCTTTTCTAGTTCGCTTGTTAATATTTCTTGAATTGTCATAAATGTAATGTGTTACTTTTCTCATTTTAATTCTGAATAACGCAAATGATATTTATATTCTTCTAAATCCGTATATAAAATCCCAAACACTTTGCCGTACTTCCACAATAGAATTTCGTCGGGGTCTTTATTATATGCCTTTGCAAGTGCTTTGATAGTTCCGAACTCACCTGTTTTTGCTGAGAGTTCTTTTATCCCTGCTCGCTTTTCCTTTGCTGTTGGCTCGTGATGTAATAGCTGATTTTCTTTTTCAGCCCAATATTTTAACCCAAGTACAATCGAGTTGTAATATTCAACATGCTTTGAAAAGTCGTTCGGGTCAATTACTAAATCATGCAAACATTTGAACGTCATTTCAAACTTATCTAAGTCTGACAGTACTTCGTTTGTGAATATCTGACCTAATTCAATCCGCTGCCCGAACGTCATTTGTCCGCCCTGAATGTCAATTTTGCTATACATAGTAATTCTGCTTACAATCAAATTGTAACATAACGGAAACAACATTAGCATCGAACATTAGTAAAAAAACATCTTTTTGAGATTGCCAAATATCAACTCTATCAAAAATGCCTGAATCATTGTACTTGTCAATAAATTTGAAAACAATTTCTTTTCTAATTTCCTCTTTAATCGCCTCTCTTTCTAAAAGTGTGTTGTGCATTTCGCACAATTTGCAGAAATGTATTCTCAACATCTCAGTTCTTTGATGTACGTATTTATTTTTCTCCACTGTGCCTGAGTCCGCCTCTTCTATGTATGCAAAACGAGCATCTCTACTCATTTCATCTACTTTGATATTCATCATTCTATTCTCTTCATATTCTACTTCGTAAAGCGGATTGATAGATTGAATTAAGTCTTTTATTTCTTGTATCATGGTTAAAATCTTATTTTTCTAATACCCTGTGATTTTGGTTTTTGCTGCTCCGTTGCATATCTCAAAGCATCAATTAAATGGTTATAGCTGTCAATTGGTTTGTTTGTCGCTTGTCCGTTTTTATCTACTACCCAAGAATAGTTCCGCAATTCTTTTATTAGATTAACGCTTCTTTTTGTTACAAATAACTGTTTACTTTTTATATTGCTAATTCCGTAAACTATGCTATCAGCTCCTTTTTTAGCGGGTTTGATGTTATAACCAGCTTGACTAACTTCTTCAATTGATTTTGGCTCTGCACTATCTGCTATTATCTCATCATATCGTTTTTTAATTCCGACCGATTCCATGAAAGCGATAATCTCACGGTTTAACATCCCAGTACGATAAAGAATTTCATCGGCATAAATGGCTTCATCTGTTTCAATTACTTTTATTATCGTGCTCGGATCGTTCGTAAAACCCCAGTCCATACCGAACTTATAATTACCTTCTGGCATCTCGTCTATTTGCGACCAATGTTCAAAAACCAACCCTTCATAAACGCCGTACTCACAATCAATGTGTATTCTCGAAAAATTAGAATCCCTTGCAGCTCGTTTCGCTATTCTTGAACTTTCAGTGTCAGGCAAAAAAACATTATCTAAATAATTTGATGTAATCACTTTCACATCGTCATAGTTCAATATCCAATCTTCTAACCAGAATTGAGCTGTAGGGTTAAAGTCAGCTATTATCTGCTCGCTCCTTCGTGCCAGCTCATCCCAGACTTCAACTTTTAAACTATTCACCTCATTACCGTAAAGTCTATCACGTCTGGCCCCCAGTGCCTTGTCAATTCTATCAGCGGAGAAAAACTCAATTATAGCACCATTTGGAGAAGTCCAAAGAGATTTTGTTTTATTCCAAAATTGTGGTGTCCAAAGTCCTAAAGGTTTGCAAATTCCTGATAAAATACGGATTGTTCCAATTTCTAAATGTGGGTAACTTTCTGAAACAACAGTTGTAATTGTGTTTGTTTCTCGCATTGATTGAGTAAACAAATATATCATTAAATCAAATGTTTTGCCCGATCCCGTGCCACCTTTATGAATTACTACTTTATCACCTGATAGAAAAGCGTTTTTTGTTTTTGAGAATATAACCCCAGCATCAATCTTTATCTTTTCCATGTTCGACAATTTGAATTAAAAAGCCAGAACCATCCACATCAACCACATCTTTAACTTTTCCAAAACCACTATCCATTAGCTCTTTGAACGCCTGAACATCGCCTTTTCGCGCTTTGCTAATCAATGCAAGGGTAATCATATCCGCTTGGTCAAGTGATTCCGTTTCACCTGTAATAGGGTTCTTGACTCTCTGAACTACTGATAGCCATTCCTTTACTATTGACGATCTGTTCCTTGATCCTTTTGGTCGTCCATTTGGGTTACGGCTTGGTTCGCCATGCTTAGGTGGTATTAAATTCTCGTCATTCATTTCTCAAAGTTTTCTCAAAGTATTTCACCGTTTTTCTTTATGGTTAATGTTGGGTCAAGTTTTCGCATTCGGTCAACGATTACTTGGCAATACTTCGGGTCTAATTCTTGACCGTAACATTTACGACCAAGCTGTTGAGCTGCTACCATTGTCGAACCACTTCCAAGAAAATAATCAAGTATTAAATCGTCTTTTTTACTTGAGTTATTTATTGCCCTTGAAGGAACTAAGATAGGTTTTTGAGTTCCATGTTCATAATCCTTTCCATTATCTCTGCTTATTGACCACAAATCAAAATCAGATGCATCGCCTTTTTTAAACTTTCCACCTTTTACAAATAGAATAAATTCGCATTGTCTTCTATATGCCATGTAACCAAGTCCTGGTTGTTTTTTATCCCAAACAATTACAGCATCAATTTTCTTTCCACTATTATCAATAAAATCTAAAAACGGCTTTTGCATTTTTGGACTTACGCAAATATAAACATCGGCTTCTTGTTTGTTGAATAAAAACACATTTGATATTAATTCACCGAGTTCAACTCCTTGTAAATCATCGTTCATCAATTTACCGTATGTTTTTGTTTCTACTACTTGCGTACGACCTCCACTGTAATCAATTCCATAAGGCGGGTCAGTAAACACCATGTCCGCTTTCTCCCCATTCATAAGTTTAGCTACTGAATCCGAATCAGTACTATCACCACACAAAAGCCTATGTTCACCAATTTCAAACAAATCACCTAAAACAATATTAGTTTCAATCCCACCTTCAGGCACATCAAAATCATCTTCTTCGGCTTCCAATACTTCATCTTCCATTGCAGGTAATTCAATTCCGAAACCTTCCAACTCAAACGTTTCAAAATCACATTGTAACAGCTCCATATCAAACTCCGAACTGTCAGATGTTGAGTTATCCATGATAGCTAATTGCTTGCGTTTCGGGTCGTCTGTGTGCAAATCTGTACGTTTTACCACAATAAGTTTTGATCCGTCCGATTCCACTATCTGAATAGGTTTATCGCCCCACTGTTCAAATATACCATTGCCACCAATTATTTCGTTATCAGCATCAATAACGATGCTTCTACCAGCACCTGTTTCACTCAAAGATTTTTTAATAAGTTCTTTATTCCTATCTGAATGCTTCCTATAATTCCGTTTATCAAGATTAATCATTTGATTGATAGTTATTTATGTATAAATGTTGTTAATGGTTTGGTGTTGGGTATAAAAAAGCTTGTGCAAATATAACACTTCATTTCAATAAAACAAAATAAACGGACTAAAATTAATTAATCCGTTTGAAAATAAAAATAAAGCAGCTTGGCGAGTATCTTCGATTTGCCATGTCACAGCGTGTTGCGGTCGCCCATCATTCTAGGTATAATATCTGTAAATATTGCTCTATTTCTTTTTATTAGCACCGTAAATAAATAATACAACGAAGATATAAATTACTGATATTATTACAAGTATTGTCATTTCAGTTCCTCCAACATTTTTAGTAGTTCGTTTATTTCTACCATTGTTTTGCCGTGTCCGTTTTTATAAATGACTGACTGTTTGTTTTCATCAACCCAAGCTATTATATCGTGAACTGTTGGTTGTTTTTTTATCTCGATTGATTGTATCGGTTCGGAGTTTCTACTTCGGAACTCAATCCATGCGAGCAGCATTCCGTGAGCTTTCACTGTATCGGTGAAGTTCTCGTATTTTGCAATGTATGTTTTCATAACTTTTTGTATTCAATATCCATAAAATGACAGTTAATTTCTCTCTTATGCTCATCCGTACAGCGTTTTATATTGCCTATCATTTCGACTATCCGTTTGTCAATTAGTTTTCGGTAAACGTGCCCAGAAGCCGCCCCAATATAGTACATTTCTGTTTTGTCAAATCCGTACAGTTTTGAAAGGTCTGTACCCGCTATTTTTGAAAGGTCTTGAAGTAGAAGCTTGTCGAGGTCTGTAACTCTTTTTACTACCGTTTTTTCAAGCTCTATAATTTTGTTAAGTCTAAATTTTGCATTTTCAAACTTTTTCTCTTTTGCCTTTTCCTTTGCTACAAGCTTGTTTATAGTCTTTTCAAACTTACCTTCTAATTTCGTTAACCGTTTTACAACGCCTTTATGCGTTATGGTTAACGTTTCAATTTCTTCTACTTTGACTTGATACTTTTTAATCAGCGTATCAAGTAGCTGCTCTTTTTCTTTGATTGTCATGTTGTTTAGTTTGTGAAAATTAAAAATCCGTTTTTTACCCTATCTTCCATCTTCATGCAGCCATGTAGCTGTTTTAGTTCGTTTTCTTTTTTGGCTAAATTTTTAGCTGAAATTTTGTTACTTGTATAAATAACCTCGTTGTTTAAATAAATAGTTGCTTTCATAATTTGTTTTTTAAATTGATTTTTTATACCATTGCCATTGCTGCTGTACCTGCGTACTTTGCTGTTAATTTTTCAGTTTTAATATCTCTTCCAAAAAGTTTAGAGTTTTCAAAAGTAACTTCTCCTAATGCAAAAAGAAGTGTACTCTTTGCTGTTTTTTCGCTTCTTGGGTTATTAATAACCATTAACTGCATAACCTGTAACATGAAATTATGTAATGTGATTCCATTATAGAATTCGTAAGTAGTTAGTGTGTTATATTTTTCAATAACTAATTCTCTGTTTTCACTTAAAAAACTTTTTACTTCAAATGTTGCTTTCATAATATCTCTTTTTATTTATGTAACAAAGATACAGCTTTAATCAACACGATGCAAATTCCTTAACTTTATTTAAGATTTAAACTAAAATTGTAACACTTGTTGCTTTACAGCTTTATCAATCCGTTTTATTGCTTCATCAAAATAATCTGCATCAAGTTCAATGCCGACAAATTCTAAGTTCATATTGTCGAGTTTATTTGCTTTGTCTATTGCTAAAGCTATTGAGCCACTGCCTAAATGAGTGTCGAGTATTTTTTGATTAGGTTCAGCGAATCTTTGAATAACCCAATCATATAAATCAACTGGTTTTTGAGTTGGATGTATTCTATCGTTTTGATTTGGAAATTTTTTGAAAATTCTTGCGCATTTATCAAAGGAACTCCAAGCCATTTCGCACTCTGCAAAATCACGGTTATAAATACTTTCGCCCTTATCCCATATTAAAAAACATTTATTTGCTGGTAATCCAAAGTAATTACCTCCCCAAATAATTTGCTCTTTTGAAATTCTGAACAACTCATTAAAATATTCTTCTGTTGGTATTGAATCGTCCCAGCTTCCACCTTTTATTTCTCCACTTGCTATTTTTTTTCGCATTGTTCCATTTGTTGAAGCTCCGCTACTTGCTTTTATTCCATACGGCGGGTCAACTATACAAAGGTCGTAATACTTATCAGGTGTTTGTTTTAATAATTCCATGCAATCGCCATTATAAAAGCTCATTTTATCAAAGTGAACTTCTTTTTCAAATCCTTTATATTCCATACTTTTTATAATATTTATTCAGTTTCTGTTTCAATATTTTATTCTCTGTCCTTAATTCAGAATTAACTCTATCGAACTCTTTTTGCAGGTCAACAGCCGACCAACTGGTTAGATGCCAACAGCTGCAAATTGAGCAAAGATAACTTTCAACCGGCATAACATCCCTGGAACTTGTCCGCTGTAATTTCTTGATGTAGTCATCTGCAAATTGCTGCGTTGCAAAATATACTTTTTTACAGGTGTTGTCCGTTTCCTTAATTTTAAGGCGAAGAATGTTTGGTTTTTTTAGGTATGTCATAATGTTATGTATTTTTGAATGATTGTTTTAAATTCATCTAAACTTCTTACCAAATAATAATCAAATCCTAATTCCTCAACTTGTTCTTGAAATTCTTTTTGATTGTCGGATTGTGTTCCAGTGACTGTTTTCACTTCAATGAACAAACATATTTTTTCTAACAAAACAATCAAATCACTCACACCACGCAACAGCCCCATGCTCTTTTTTCGCATTTGTTCGACTACATTTTGACCGTCATTTGGTACTGAAAAAATGCAATATCTTGGTTTGTGGAATTTTAGGCAGTAACCATTTCTAAACCAAGCGATTATCTCAAATTGCAACTTGTCTTCACTTTTTTTTAAATCTTCCATAATATAAAATTCATTAAATTTTAACTGTATTTGTAACACTTGGGGGCATTTGTAACACTTCAAAGGGCATTTGTAACACTTCGTTTTGACCAAGTGTTACACCTTTATAATTAATGGTAGTAATGGTTTGGCGATATTTGTAACACTTGTAACCATAATATTCATAAATATAGGATAATAAATAATATAAATAAAATAATAATATTTTTATTTTCATCAGTAAAGTTTGAGAAAATAGCTTCGAAGTGTTACACTTTTGCATAATCGTTTGATATTCATAGAGTTTAGGTGTAACACTTGTAACACTTCGAAGTGTTACACTTTCAGAAAGGAAGCATTTCGTCGTTTTCACTAATTCCCATATCTATGCCTTCAGCCTCAATATTCATAGGTATCTTCACAACCTCATAGCCCTTCATCACCTTTCCCTGCCAGCGTTGTAGCTTAGGCTCGCCAAAAGTTTTTATCAGGTGTTGCGAGAACTTTTTAGAATTGTTTATTTTTATAGAAGAATGAGCCTCAATATAACACTTTATATCCGTTGCAGACATCACACTTGATTTAAGTGCTAATTCCGAAGGTTTTCTAAAAAACTTATCGATTGCCCCTTGTTCTATCGTTTCGCTCGTATGCTTATCAGAAAGCAGCGTCAGCTCGTTTAATTCATCAGGTGTTAGCTCGTAATTTTCGCCACTATCATAAGCCTTTATTATTTCCATAAAAAGTTCCTCTTTATCAATAGAATTATACATTGAATGATTCAGCTTAATTATATTTATCGGAAAAATACGGGTATTTCCAGTCGTATCATTTATTACATCCTTGTCGTTCGATGTGCCACAAAGCACGGCTAAACGCTTGTAGTCTTCGTTTGTTCGTGCATATGGCGCTCGGATTGAAAACACTTGTTTACTTGTCAGTTCTTTAAAACGTTTTTCATCCTGTTTACTTTTCCCTCCCATTTCGTCATCCATAACGATAAGTTTTTGACACATTAACAAATCGTCATCTTTGCCAGCATCTAATTTTGATTCAGCATAATATTTTAGTAGTTCACGTGGAAGCAACCGCCTGAACCACTCAGTTTTCCCAGTGTTTTGACCACCCACCAATGCCAAGACTGACCTCACGGGCTTCCCATCCATCGCTGCTGCAATACAAAGTAACCATTTACGAATAAACAGCCTATAATGTGCCGTATCGGTAGTAATGCTATCACATAAAGCATCTATATTACCTTTCGTATTTCGATAATAATTATTTTCAATATATTCTTTTATTGGATTGTAGGAATGTGTAAATTTTGAGCGCATAATCATATTTGTAAGTTCCCACGTTACGGAATTGCTGCCAAATGCTGACCGACATTTTAGAAATATGGTATTAAATTCTTCTTCATTTATTTCAACTCCGTTATTCTCGTATTTTCCAGTTATAACGTTTTTTTTGATATTCCATGTAGTTTGAATGTAGAAAGTAAGTGATTCGACTAACTTCTCAGGGTCTTTTGACATTGCTCGCAAATCGACATCTTCACGCTCATATACTTGATTAACCAACTGTTCGGCTTTGCCTTGTTCAAGTCCGTTTATTTTCACTAATTGAGTAACCGCCGCTTCTTTACTTCTATTGCTTTTTTTTGCAACCATCGCAGTCTGTTGCGCTTGTGTGTCTCCTTGCGGAATTTTAACACCTGCGTTTTTCAACATCCAATAAAACGAACCAATTGTAATTCCGTTTCGATTTCCGTTAACAGCTATTGAAAACTGTTTGTCGGCTTCTTTCGAATTATATTTCGAATCATTTTGACATAGTGCATGAAACCACTGACGACCACCCTCGCCAAATCCAGCCGCCAAAGAAAAAGCTAAATTTCTATAACTCAAATAATCAGGTGCTATATTTACACCCATATTACAAGCGTCACGAACCAAATCCGCCACTTCACCATGCCCCAAAACTACTGGTAGCGTATTACTTTTATTCCGTTTTGGCTCTTTATATGTACCCGAAATTTTAGATTTTAGATTAATGTGCGTATCAGGATCGTAACTAACAAAACGAAGAGAAGCCACATTTCTTGGTGCTGGGTCAATTGCACAACCAAATGATGAAAAATAATATCTTTGCAAAAAATCAAAAGATTCTGAATGTTTCTCTTTATTTACTTTCACAATTACAGCCAGACCTAATCCTGAAACCGAACGGAAGCATCCAAAAGTATAAACATCATTTTTTATCTGGTCATACTTCGTAAAATCAAAATCATCAAAATCAATGCAAATAAACCCCGAGTGTTCTATTATGTTTTCAGCTCTACGAACTGCAAAAGTGCCTGACACCGTAACCGCAGACGCTGTATCTCGTTTCATTCTTTTTCGTTCGTCAATCGTTTGACACGCCTGAATGTTTTCTGTTTCCGTTTTCCATCTACCAGCTTTTATACCTTCCAAGAAATCCGTAATCGTTAAGACTGTTTTTGCTGTTGTGTCTTTTGTGCCAGTAAAATATGATATGTTGCTCATAATGTAATTGTATAATCGGTAAATTCATTATTGTGTTCCTGTTCTTGATGCCAAATCCAACCCCTCGAATAATCCATTAATTTAGCATAATATCTAAGCTCTATATTTCCACGTGAACGAATTATACGCCAAATAAAAGCGGCTTTAAATTTATTTGTTTTCTGCATCTGTATAAGTTCTTCAATAGTGCATTGACTAATTTTTTTCCCTACATACGTTTTTTTTGTAACTTCGACTAGCACGCCATCTTTTAACTGTGTTGCTGTATCTTCCGAAAAAAACTCATATTCACAATGTGGACACTTTCGGACGGAAGCTGGTAAAATAGCACCGCAATTTGGACAGTCTTTTGTCGGAGGTGCTTTTTCTGTTTTCTTTTCTTTTGGTGGTCTTAATCTCCAATCCCTATCTTCAGACCACATCCCATGTCTTTCGTGGTTTTTCCCAAAATCTAAAACCGTAAACATATTTTTTGATTCCGTTCTTCTACTCCCACGCCCGCACATTTGCAACCACAAAGGTAATGAAAGCGTTGCACGATTAACTATTATAACCTCAATCGTTGGACAATCATAACCAGTTGTAAGAACCCCACAATTATTTAACACTTTGAATTTCCCGATTTCAAAATCTGCTAAAATCCTTTTTCTCTCCTCTTTGCTCGTTCTGCTAGTAATCGAATAAGATTCTATTCCTACATCATTAAATGCTCTCGTAGTATTTTCACTGTGTTCTATATTACAATTAAAAATTAGTGCTTTTTGCCCGTTACAGTGCAAAATGTACTTTTCAATAACCCCGCTGTAAAGTTCCGGCTTATCGAAGTGCATAAACAAACTACTTTCATCAAATTCACCCCGTGATTTTTTCACGTCACTAAAATCATCTTGCATTTGATAACCTTTATAATCACAAAGATATTTATTTTCGATTAAAAATGATAACGGCACTGGTTCAACTATGTGCGTATAATATTGAAAAAAGTGCTTCCCAACAGGCGTGGCGGTCGCTCCAATTATATAACTATTTGAAAAATGGTTAATCAATTTAGTAAAATTGCCAAAATGAGCCTCGTCAATAATTATCAATTTAGGTTCTATCTCAAAACCTTTTTTTAATCGCCTTTCAATCGTTTCAACCATCGCCACGCTTACAAGCGAAGTGCTATCTAATACCTTTGTTTTAGCTTCAATCCGCTGGATCTTGATTCCGTGCCTTTCAATCGCTTTAAAAGTTTGCTCAAAAAGTTCCGTTCTATGTGTCAGGACAAGTGTAGGTGTTCCGCTGCAAGCTGCCAAATAAACCATTTGACTAAATATTACAGTTTTTCCCGAACCAGTAGGAAGGCAAAGAACAGTCCTTTTATGTTTTTTGAAAGAATCTTGTATCTGTTTTATAGCATCTTTTTGATATTCTCTAAGTTCCATTTTACAACTTGTTAAAATTAATACAAAAAAAATTAGTTTTGGATTTTAATATAATCCACGCCATCAATGCGCTCAATTGACAGTAAACCTTCATTTATGCGTTGGTCTATTGTTGGTCTGCTAATCATAAATTTTTTAGCATAATTAGATTTACTCATCAAGTCTTTTCTAATAGTTATCCTTTTCATTTTACAATGTGTTAAATTTTCTTTTAAAAATTACCCGTATATTTCAACGGGTAATTCAGCGTTTATAAAATTGGATGCCCTATAATCTTGCACCCTTGAAGTTTCGTTTTTAAAAAGGGCTTTCAAATTCACATTCTCCAGCCCCTAAAAAAAGAGTATGAAAACCATTTCGACTACAAATATACGAAAAGTTTTTCAATTTACAAGTATATTACTTCTAATTTAAAAATAAATTTCCCTATAAAATGTTCAATACAAGCCCCTTTTGAATCTTTCCAATTTGACATTAGTGCTATATGAGTGCATTTTCGCAATTGCCATAAATCGGCTATCATGTAGAAAAGCCATTTTTTTATTCCGAAAAGAGGGTAGATTTCAAGGGGAGAAAGAATACCAAGCAGTGCCTCCGAGATACTGTTAAAATAGGCTTTATTTGTAGCTATTTTATAAATATATCCTGCAAAGTTATTCGTATATTCTTCTTTGCTTAATCCACTTATTTGTCCGCTGATGTATATTTTCATAGCTAAAATGGTAACGAAGTTCCTGTTTCAGGTTCAGGAGCTTTTGTTTCTTTTTTCTCAACTTTTACAGCCACTTGCGTTTCTCCTTTTGTCCAAAATGTTTTCCCATTTCCGACATAGAATTTTTCCTTTTTCGCTTCCCTTTGTTCTTTTGTTTGCGAAACATAAGCCGAGATATTTTGTCCCCACTCGTTTGAGGTGTCATTCAGTGAGATTGTGATATTAACCCCAGCGGCATCTTTTCCGCTTTTTGCGTTAAGAACTTTAACCAACGTTTCGAGTGTTTCTTTTTTGATGTAAATTTCATTTAAGCTGCTCATGATTTTTATTTTTTAATTGATAAGTTATATTCACTAAGATTATTCATAAATCCTTTTAGTTCGGAAAAAGATTTTAAAACATATTCAAGTGATTTTTTTCGTTTTTTAACACGATTTACATATGCTTCAAAAATATGAAATTCTTCATCCGAACAAAAATCCGTAATTGTGTACCATCCGTGAGTATTTTCACGAACCCAAGTTTGGTGCGGATAGGCATGATGAAACGCTTGTTGTTTCTCATTATATTCTAATCTAAATAGCTGTTCCATTGTTTAAAATTTTAAAAAGTTATCCAAATCATTTTTTATGTTTATTTCTAATTCTTCAATTCTGTTTTTAGCTTGCAAAACTAATTCTTCAATTTTAGCCGTTTTCTTTGCGTTTACACGTACTTCTGTACTCAGGTGGATAGTTTGTACCAATAAAGGGCAAACAGTGTTCTCAGGGCGGTAAGAAACGAAATTAAGCACCTCTAAATTATCGAACACAACAAAGTACATTACACACTGCCACAGATAGTCTTCAATCATTGACATCGGATTACGCATATATGCTACATGAGTGTTTGCAGAAGGACATTTTATTTCTAAAGCTTCACAACTTCCAATTAACCCATCGGGTGAAATTCCTGCAAAATCATTAATTTCAGCCCAGCCGATTTGTATAACATTAACTCCGAACTTATCTTCATATGCTAACCGTGCCATCGGCTCGAGCATATTCCCACGCTCCATTTCCCTTGATGTATATGTTTCTTCATAAACAAACGGTTCAAATCTTGCAGCTAAAATCGAATTATAGATTGCGTTTTCAGTAACTGATTTATTTTCATTTGTCATTAACGACTTTAACGTCGAACCTCCTACTTTTCCATATCGGAGAGCGTGCCATTCCACGCTCCCTTGTTCTATTTTGTCGTATACTTTCATGCTAATTTCTTTTTTAAATCCGTTGTAAATTGTGCCAGTGCTGTTTTTTCAGAAGTTGAAAGAGAATTATAAACTTTCCCTAATTCTTCAACAGTTGTGCAAGCTGTTAGTTTTGCTTTTTGAGTAGAATAATCAACCGTTTCGGTTTTTTTAGTGTTTTCGGTTGTGTCAAAATCTAACTTATTGTCAGTGATTCCAAAAGCTGACATTTTCAAATATCTTTCAGTATAGGTAACGCATCCACCAAGCTGTTGAGCTATGTTAGTCGCTTTTATTTCAGGAATTGCAGTTGCCATTGTGTAGACGATATTTTCGCCTGTTTCAACCTCAAATATAGTTAGAGTGCCGTAAATTCCCAACTCATTACGTACCAAATCGAATTTTGCAAGTAGACCGTTATTGTTACAAGCTGTTGCTACTAAAAATTCAATTTGTGAAGGCGTAAAATAATCATACTTTGAAAAAGTATTAGTTCCCTCTTTTTTGATTTTCGTTTCTTTGATTTCCACTTTTGCGTCGTGGATTTTCTTTAATAATGTTTTCATGTCTTTTTTTTTGCATCCCCACACTCGAGCGGTTGCACTGCTTTAGTTGTTGTTTTAAAATAAATTCAATAACCTTTTTAATTCTCTTTCCGAAAATACCCTTTTTAGCGTTCTTTTCTGCAACCCGTTTGTTTTAATTCTTCTTTTTCTCATAACTGTACTTTTTTTATTTCTGATTCAATTTTTTCTCTTACGCTGTCAAATTCCGCTTTAGTCGTTCCCTCATACAAAGTACCGAACCAGCTACCACGAAGGGCACACGTGCCAATTGTGTAGTTATTTTCGTGGCACATTAAGCTAATCCCATGAAACAACCCATCTACTGGGTTTTCATTCAGTGCAAAGTAATAAATTTCGCTCCCTTTCATTTTTGCGTATTTCATAATACAAAGATAACTAATTAATTTGATTTATCATACTAATTAACATAGTTTAACTACATATAAAACCGCTCTCCACAATGCCTACATTTACAAGCAGTTCCGAACTGATTTAATCCCTCTTTCGCTGTTACTTCTCCGCAATGCGTACACTGTATGAAGTTGTTATCTGTTAATGCATCGCAAAGAAGCAAATCGACCAAATCGGAAGGATTAACACCGATTTTCTCCGAATAATAATTCACCTTTTGCAAAGCATCGTCTGAAAGTTTGAATGTTCGCCGATTTGGCTTCACCCTTAACGCTTTTCTGCCAGCTCCTTTGCGTTTTCCGCCTTGTTTTTTTTTCATTTTAAAATGGTATTTTTATTTTCTTTAGTGTAAATTTATTTTTGAATGCAACTGAAATAACCATATTTTCGCCCCCTTGTCGCAAATATTTTGCAGGATTAATTTTTTTTGACTGTAAAAAACGATATGCCTCTATACATTCATTTGAAAGCCTTACAGTTATTACGTTGTTATTCATTTGTTTATGTGGTTTTGTAATACAAATTGTGCGGATATAAGATGTTATGTGTAATTTTATAAAATACGAAGAACGAAGTTTTTATCGGTTTTTATTTCTCCGACAATTACGTCATTTACAAATCCTAAAACTTCATATTTACGAACTGGAAGACTAACTTTCCAATGGTTTAGCTCTTTGCTATCAGATTCCATTAACCAAGTTCCAGCATATCCGTAATTTACTATTTGAAAGTTTTTGTATTCGCTCGGAACATTTAAGAAATACAACTTTTCTTCTGGGATTTCAATTTGAATTTTCATACTTATTTTTTTTAAAAAGTGAATTAATAAATTTAAGAAAGAGAAAAACTACACATAACATTCAGTAATGTAAAACCGCCCACGTATGGCATTTTCAAAGAGGCGGCTTCACATACTGTAATCGTTATGCTCCATGCTAAGAAAAAAGAGAGCGTGCGTTAAATATCCGTTCGTTCGCTATTTTGAAATACTTTTCGTCAATTTCTATTCCGACAAAATCACGATTATATTTCATGCAAGCTAAAGCAGTTGTTCCGCTTCCGAGAAATGGGTCGATAATAGTAAAATCTTCTGGTAAAATACCTATTATATTCTCCATTACCTTTAAAGGCATTTGACAAGGATGTGCTGTTTTTTCAGAACTAACATTTTTTACTTGGTTTATCTCCCACCAATCATAAAGTATTGCAGTTTTGCCTTCTGCTATGCGTTTTGCAATACGTTTATCAGTAGGGTTTTTATATTCCTGCCCTACTTTTTTAAAATCGGGTTTTACTCCAAAGAAAGCAATATCTCTATGTTGTTTCCCAGTATTTGAATTATAAACCCAGCTTACTACTTTATCAGGGAAAATCCCTGCATTAAAAGAATGTCGATATAAACTTTCAGCGTAGTGAATTAAGACTTGTTTGTGTGTTCCAAAAATATCGAAAAGCCAATTATAATAATCGTCCTCGTTCATTTTATCGTTGTATTGGTTGTAATGATAGCCTATATTAAAAGGAGGATCGCTTACGAAAATACATTTTGAATAATCGAGGTTTAACTCATTTAAAACTTCGATATTATTTCCGTGAAAAGTTTCTATTTTACTCATATTATTTTTGAATTTAAGAAAAGAAAAGCACGAGAGCATAACACAAGGCTAAGGTCAATTTGCCGAAATACGGCAAACCTGCCCCAAGCCCAGTCGTTAGCAGCCATACTAAGACTGCTTCTCACGTTTATAGTAAATACGAACAAACATATCATCGCTGTTTAGCCATTTCATTGGTTCAAGTATTCTGATAATCTCCCAACCTTTTGAACCCATCGAGTTCATTGTTCGT